CTGAGCTAACTGAAGAAACTGAGCTGCGATGCTTTCAGCATCTTCTGTGTCAACGCTCTTGAGCACCTGGAATTCGACTGGTGTTCCGATAACGTCAAGATCTCTGGTGAGAAGAATCATGTTTCGGTTGCTGTCGAGTGTGTAGTCAACGTCCTTAACAAGTTTCATTCCGTTGACATATACGTTCAGTGTGTCAAGTGCTGAGTTGAATGTCGGAATTCCGATCGGGATTTCATCTTCGTCGTCTTCACTTGTTTCGTATTCGTGAACAAGTTCATACACGATAGTTGTTGACTTTACCGTGTCTTTTACAACCTCAAACCACTGGTCGAACGCACTTTGAAACTGAGCAAAGAGATTCGCTGCGTCAATCTGATCTATAAGGCCGGCAACATAGCCGCAAACATCGGCATCATTTCTTTCGTCTGTGATCTCAGCTTGCGTGATAGCTGTTGCACCGGCATTTACTGCAATCTGAGCAAGCGAAAGCTCATAGATACCGTCGCTCACTCTTGTCAGCTCCGGCGGCTCTGGTGTTGCTGCAGCTGTACCCTTTTTCACCGCAATTGTGATATTTCTGCTCGAAACTGACGGATCAAGGCGGAGAACTACTCGGTCTATTCTGTTCAGAACAAGATCTGACGGTTCGATTGTCAGTGATTCGTATGTTGTATTATTGATCCACTTGCATCTGATGAACGCCCATCCGGCTGAGACGTTGACCTTCATGCCGGATGATTCCACGACCTGCATACATGTCGCAGGTGTAGCGAAAACACCGTCTGATATTAACTTGACAAAATAATTGCTGATGTCGTCGGCGTTATACTTACGATCGCCGGCAACGCTATTGAAAAAACCGTATTTAATAGCCATCTTAATCCTCCTCATATTCTGCAGGAGTCCACTCGCTCAGAGTCGGTACCAGCTTGTAGCCAGATTCATCTTCGACTTCTGTAATTTCCGTGACAACTGCATTTCCCTTGATTCCATACTCGTTTTTCGTGCTGATCTTATCGCCCAGGAAGTAATCAACGCCGTATGTGTACTGATTATAGTTCAGAACTTCGCCGGTGTATTCGGCTGTAACTCGAAGCTGTTCAAGCTGATCCTTTCCGTCATTGGCCAACTGCTCTTTGTAAGCATCCAGTGAGAGATCTTCCTGAGAGCTGTTTCTTGCGTCAAGATAAACTTGTCTGAAGTAGAAGCCGCTCTTTCCCTGTTCAGCTATGGAGACGAACACTCTGTCAGAGCCTTCTCCTTCTCCTCCGATGACTGCAGCGTTCGCATATTCCGAAGTGTCTTTGATGTATTCGGTGTTTCCTAAGTTTTCGAATTCGGGACTGAAAACAACATAAGTGTTCACGTTCTGATCATAGCTTCGGTCAGTGCCTTTATAGAGCTGAAACTCGAAACCATTACCTAACCATTTCAACTTAAATCCGATATCGTAAGAAACGCAAAGGGCATTGAAGATCTCTATCAGCGAACGTCCGGTGTACTGATGAGAAGATCCCTCTTCCCATCCGTGAGCTTCTTCGAGCGACACCCACGGAATCTTACCGACACCTGCTGCAATGAACTTTTCAGTGAATAAAAATCTGATTATGTTCTCGACGGGATTTGCTGAACCGCTGAACATGTAGAACTGAACAACTCTCCATGAGAGAATCACTTCTGCCGAACGTCCTGAAACCGTCAGATAGTCGCCTGTCTCTTCGTTAGTGTCGAGTTTGACTGTTTCGACATACATCGCAATGTCTGAATCCTGTCTTGTGATGAACACATCGCCTTCATTGAACAGCTTCAGCCGCTCAGCTGATGCTCTTATATAGATCTCGAATTCGCCGATGTCGTTCAACCGCTGCACCCATATCACGGAAGAAGCGTCGTCTATGACAGCGACATTGTTGAACGTGTCGTTTTCGAGCTTCCAAACATACAGAATCATCCTCAGACACCTCCATACAGAGTTGTCGCTTCAAAGATGATCTCCACATCCTCTGTGTCGCCGTCGTCAATCGTGTATGTGAAGTAATTGACACCCGGAGCAAGTCGAAGCCATGTTGAATTCGCACCGACATAGTTCAGAATGTTCGTCTTTGTGCCGCCTCGTTCCCTCGTCGCGCCCATCTGACCGGAGATCGTGCTGATTGTGATCTTGTCATGATCCACGAAAGCTGAATCAAGATAGAAGAACTGCTGCGTCGAAGTGTTGATGATCTTTATTCCCTGGACTGTATCATTGCACTCGATAGTGATAATGCATCCGGCTTCTGCGTCGCCTTCGTTCATAATCTCTGCAATCGGATAATCCGTCGCTTCTGAAAACGGGATTGGATTGTCTTCTTCAATTGCGAACGGGAACTCAAACATTGCAAGCGTTGCCGCAAGTTCGGCATATATCGTCGCTAAATCCTCGAAATATGGTCTCGGACAGATAATCGAGATCTGAGCCTTTTCTCTCTTTGAAAAAAGATCTGCTTCGATAGTTTCGACATATCCCTGAATCTTCACATCACGATTTGCGTTTTTGAAGTAGACAGTGCAGGCTGTCTTTCGTGGGAATATGCGATATAATTTCTGACGGTTCGCTTCAATGTCGCCGTTTATCGTAAGGCTGATAACAATGTTTCGTTCTTCGACACTGGCGGAATTGAAGAATGTTCCGTCAATGATTCCGGCTTTTGCTGTGTTGATCGTTGTTGCCGGCGGAGTAAGTCCTGAAACATCCGTTACATAATAATTGCTGAAATCGTGAGTTAATTCAAAGATTTCTCCGTTTGTGTTTTCAATTTTCAGTGAATACATGCATCAGACCCCCTTTGTCATATTAATCAGGTTCTTTGTCTGACGATAGATCTCGTATCTGCTCAGAGCCTTCGGGGAGCTGTTGTTCTGCACGAAGTTGTATGTCGTGCCGCCAATGCCGCCGCCCGCTCCGGCTGGATTAACCGCTCCCATGTTTGAAGCTAACAGAGAAGCTATCTTCTGCAATCCCTGAGTATTTTTCTCCAAAGGAATGACCGCTTCTGCTCCGTTACCTTCAAGAAGTCCGACTTGTCCTTTTTTGAGAATACCGCCCTTTGCGAGCTCAGGAATGCTCGGAACGTCAAAGGTGCTTATGATTCCCTCGAACCACTTCTTTCCCAGGAACTCAAAGTCTCTCAAAGTTCCGAGAACGTCGTTGATCTTGTTGAAGGGAATTGCAATGATCTTGTTAATTCCGCGAATTATCGCATTCACAACAGACTTGAATGCGTTCGTGATTCCTTCCTTGATGCCGTCGAAGATCTGACCGCCGGTGCTGAAGACATCCTTCACCCGCTGCCATGCCGCACTGAATTTCTCGTGGAACCAGTCAGCGACATGAGCGAATGTTTCAGTGATTCCGTTCCAGGCATCGGATGCGCCCTTCTTGACGTTATCCCACATACCTGAGAAGAAGTTCTGAACCGGCTTGACTACGTTATCATTGAACCATCCCGATACAATTGACCAGATAGCCTTGATTCCGTTCCATGCATCTGAGAAGTTACCAGTGAGAACAGACTTGACAACAGAGAAGACAAGCTTTATCGCTTTCCATACTCCCTCGAAGTATTTCGCTGCAACGTTCCAGACCTTTTTGATCTTGTCCCATGTTTCAGAGAATGCAACTTTGATGAATTCAATCACGACTGCTGCGGAAGTTTTGATTTTCTCCCAAAGATTGATCCAGAATTCACGGAACTTATCGCTCTTATTCCATAATACAACGAACGCTGCAACGAGTGCTGCGATCGCTGCAACAACTAATCCGATTGGATTCGCAAGAAGTGCCGTATTCAGGAGCCATGTTTTCGCCGCCGCTACAACTTCAGCTGCGGACATGCCGGCAAGAGCTGTTGTGATTGCTGTGATAAGTCCGGCAACCTTCCATGTGGAGAATGCGACTCCAATGCCGACAATACCGGCTTCAATTTCCGGCAAGTGTTCAGTCATCCAGTCGATACCGTCTTCGACTTTCGGTGCATATTCGTCAATCAGATCAGTTATTTTCTGAATTGCTTCTTCAATCTGCGGTGAATACTTCTGAAGAAGTCCGTCGGCAAGTTCTGCGGCTGTTGTCTTCATGTTCTGAACTGCAAGTGCAGCCTTATCGAAGCCGCTCTGCGTTTCATCGTAAGTCGCAGAAACCGTTCCTTCGCTGCCTTTTACTATGTCAAGGAATTCAGAATACTCGAAACGACCGCTGTGAATTGCATCTGCAAGCTCCGTTCCGGCCTTGGAACCGAAAACGTCAATCGCCTTCTGAGTTGCTTCAAGAACATTCGGTGAATCCTTGATGTCCTGAATCGTTCTCTGAAATTCGATTCGGCTGTTCTTTCCTTCATCACTCCATGTTTTGACTGCAGTTTTCAGACCACCGAGAGCTGCTTCTGCATTGACACCGCTCTTTTCAAACTGAGCAAAGAGAGCAATGCTTTCCTTTGTGTTCAGACCTGCAGCTCTTGTCTGTGATCCGTACTTTGTCAAGTTTTCAGTCAGCTTTTCGGCGGAAATGCCGGAAGCCTGAGCCGCAATTGCTATCTCGTCAAGAACTTCGGAATATTTTGAACTGTCAATTCCGGCATTGTTCATCGCTTTGGATACCGTCTGAACCGCTTTCGTTGCATCCATGCCGGTGATTTCAGCGAATTTCATGAACTGCTCAGTTGTGTCTTCAAGTTCTTCGCCTGTATAGCCGAAACGAGTATTGACTTCACCGATCGCTGAACCAATTGTGTTGAAGTCACCTTTGACACGCTTTGAAACGTTCGTCATGCTCTTGGCAAGTTCGTCCGCTGCTTCTCCTGTCGCTCCGGTTGCCTTTACTACGGCATCACGACCGGAATCGAATTCGAGATAAGCGTCTTTGACTGCTCCGGCAAGCTCACCGAGCTTGTTAATGATAGCTGTGACCGCTCCGCTTGCTAAATTACCCAGGGCAACACCGAAAGCGTCAAGACTTCCATCTGAATCCTTGAAACTCTCGTTCAGATCGTCAGTGCTTTTCTCTGCTTCGCCTTCTTCTTTTTCAAGTCCGTCAAGAGCAGATTCAAACTTTCCTATCTGAGCTTCAGCGTTTTTAACGTTTGTGTCCTGATTAAGTATCTTAAGTGCAAGTTCGTCCGCTGCCTTTGCATTTCGCTCCTGAGCCTTTTCAGCATCATCAAGCTGTTTTGCGTACTTTTTAGCTTCATCGGAGTTTTCACCGTAAAGCTTTACAGCTTCATTGTATTTGTCATTGAGATCATCAATGATTTTCTGCCCGTTCTCCTGAGCCTGCTGCACTCTTGTCAGCTGTTCTTTTAAGAGCTCAAGCTTCTGATTTTCCGCTTCAACAACTGACTGCTGCTGTTTGATTTTTGCCGAAAGACCGTCCGCGCTCTTGCTCCAGTCATCCATCCCGGCTGTTGCATTGCGAAATTCGGCGTTCGCAAGCTTGATCTGCTTGTTTGCCTCTTCAATTCCTTTCTTAAGGTCGGAAACGTCAATTCGGAATTTCGCGGTATAGTTTTCGTCCTTCGCCATATCTCCCTCACCTCTTCTTAATACCAGTCATCCTTTGTGGCGCGTCTTCTTATAACCTGTTCACCGTTTTTCGTGACGATTTTCTGCTCGTTCTCCTTCTTGCCGCCGCTCCGCTGGTTCTTCTGGATCTGACGTGTGAAAATCAGAATGACTTCATGAAACCGCTCACGGCGAACCGAAAAAGGAGATAATGCCGGAAATTTCTCACAAAGGTTTACGTTTAACTCATATAATGCTTCATAGATATTTATATCATCGGGCGATCCCTCGCCCTCAATCAGTTTCCCTTTTTATTAAGTGTGCCGAGTTCGTTGACTGCGTAGTTGTAGATTCCTTTGAAGATTTCCACGATGTTTGACATTTTTGCCGTTCTGAGCTCTTCATCTGTCACTCCATAGAAGAGATCTTTCAGAAAAGGTTTCAGCTGCTTCGAAGATCTGATGATCATTGCCGCAAGCGATGCTTTATTATCCATGTTATCAACATCAAGAACATTCAGGATGTCTTCAACCACGCCGAACTGACAGTCGAGTGTTTCGGCTGTATAGGTCTTTTCGTTCCCGTCACTGTCGTTTACTCTAAGTTTTAATTCCATATTTTTTACCCTCTTAATTTCAGAAAAAGCCTGCAGATCTTACTGCCTGCAGGCTGATTCGTTCACTTTTTCTGCTTTTTATCTTTTTTCGGTTTGCTTTCTTCCTGCTTTTCAGGCTTCTTCGGGTCGTCAAAATACTGGATAACCGGTTTTCCGACTTTGTTCTCAGAACCAGCAAGTTCTTTGATTCGTTCGTCGGAAGGATCTGAACCTTTGCGAGGATAAATCATGCCGATTTCGTAAATATATTTGTCGTCCTGAAGATCAGCAAACTGTTCAATAGCTCGATACACAGTCTATCACGCTCCGGCTGTAACCGTAACAGCGCATGAAGCTGAGTAATTGCCGCTTGTTGTTGTAACAACAGCTGTACCAACAGCAACCGCTGTGATAACACCGCCGGCAACTGTAGCAACTGCAGGATTCGATGAGCTCCATGTTACGTGCTGACCGCTTGGTGTTGTTGTCGCTGTAATTGTTGCTGTCTCATCCTTTACGATAGATTCACTGCTGCTTGAGAGTGAAATTGCTGTTGTTGTTGCCTTTGCAAGGCTTGCAACGTTGTCCGGTGTTACCACCTGGTTGAAGAATCCTGATACATCTGCAAGGCCGTCACGTTCATCAATGACAACTGCTTTTGCTCTGCCCTTGATGTTGCCTGCCTCGAAGCTGTAGAGTGTCTTATTGCCGGTGAAGACAACGCTCTGATTGTTTGTGTCAACAGAATCAGACTCTGTTGTGCTTGTTTCGTCAGGAATGTTCGAGAATGCGCCTTTCAATCTCCAAACATACCTATAAGTACCGTCAGTGAGCTTGAGACGATAACCGAGAGCGTAATATTTCTCAACACCTTCGTCGTCTACATAAGCACCTGTTGTCGAATCTACTGACTTACCTGTGATTGTGGCAAGCTGTCCGAGTTCCAGAGCCGGAGTTGTGAGAGTTACTTCGTCAGAACCTTCTGTTCTGATAACGATAGCACCTACATTGTCGTAATAGTGAGTCTCGCTTGAATTTTCGGTTGTCTTTGATACTTCAGCGACCGGAGCAAGCGGAATAATATTTCCGACTGTATAGCCGGTGCTGTCGTCCTTGGTTACTTCTGCAACAACTACGTTGTCACATCCGCGGAATTCAACTACCTTCATTCGTGTTTTCCTCCTCTTTGTAATTTTCAAATGCGTATATCTCGAAGAATGATCCGGTATGTGTCGGAACGTCTACCGAGATATCATGCGGCTTTCCTTGCGGAATCCAGCCGCTCGTTTTCAATAACTGCCTTGCGGCTTCTGTTTTTTCTTCGACAAGCTTAGGGTCTGTTGAGTAAAAATACACCCAGAAACCCCAAACCGCCCGATTTGCGTCATTATCATAATAAGCCGCTTCGGGAGTCTCGAAATTCCAGAATGTAAAGAAGCTGTCCGGGTAAGCTTCGTCCGTATCGAGTGAACCCTGCAGAAACACCGGATATCCGAGAGTGTTCAGAGCCGTTATCAATTCAGTTTTCATCCGATCACCTTCTTTGCTACACTCAGGAACGCTTCTTCCTGTATTTTCTGAACTTGTTTCTTGATTTTTGAACCGTAAACTGCGTCATACAGCTTGCGATCCGGCTGAACATGCGGCTGTCCGTGAACTTTCGTTCCATACATCAGGAATATTGACGGAATACCTCCGTCATCAAGGTTAAAACCAACCTGAATACTCGCGTTCGTTCCGCTCCATTCAACCTTGTTCGGGTGAGTGTCAAGTGACTGTTCAACCGTTCCGGTTCGACGGTGCGGTGCAATTGCCGCCTTGAGCTGACTGTCTACATATGACGCTGATGTTGTCAATGCGTTTTCGACTGCTGCCGTGAGCGCGTTTCCGCCGGCTTCGTTCAGCTGCTTCTTTAACGTCTCAAACATCGGAAAATCAAGCGTAAGCTTGTTCTTCGTTGCCATATCAGACACCGCCCTTTGCTCGCTGCACCTTAAACTGTACGAACCGATTCTGTAGTTCTATGTTTTCCGGTTCAGAGATAACTTCATAAATGCGTCCGTCAGCAAGCTTCAGACGTGACCCGCTCGTGATGTCTGATCTGTACCAGGTTGTTACGATCGCAGTGTCAAGAATTGAGATAACTCCGTTCACATCTGACTCAGTGCCGCCCCTTGACTTCCAGTTCACGAAGATTGTCTCTCCGCTCACTGCATAAGTTTTTGTACGGACACCGTTGTATGTCGTAACTGTTGGCGAGGAAAAAAGTTCAACTGCAGTCCTGAGCTCATATGTGTCTTTAGGTGTGTACATGCCATCACCTCGACTTCAATGCTAACTGACTAACTCTGTCATAGAAGTAAGGACTCAGCTTCGCAGCTCCTGACTGGTTGTTCCAGAGATCATTCACTCCACGAGCAACCACACCG